GACGCTGACTACGAAAGGACAGCAATGTCCTCCCTGCTCGACACCCTGTCCGATCCCCAGTACGTCCCCAAGCGCGGCCCCGCCTGCACCGTTTATTTGACGATGAAGCAAATGGACAAAGCCACGCTAGACAAGTTCACCGCCGCCATGGCTAACCCCAGCGCCGCCGGCACCCTCATCGCCGAAGCCCTCCAAGAGCTCGGCTTCAAGGTCCGCGCCGACGCAATCCAGCGACACCGACGAGGGGCTTGCCGCTGTGGCATCTCTTGAAGAACTCATGGCCCTCGAGCCCAACGACCCCAAAGTCCTCACCCTAGACATCGAGACCAGCCCCAACGTCGTCTACGCCTGGGGCCTGTACGACCAGAACATCGGCATCACCCAAGTCATCGAACCCAGCCGCGTCCTCTGCGTCGCAGCCAAATGGCTCGACGAACCCGACGTCATGTTCTTCTCCGAGTTCCACAACGGCCGCAAAAAGATGCTCGCCGAAATGTGGCAACTAGTTGACGAGGCCGACATTGTCGTCGGCTACAACCACGCCAGCTTCGACATGCCCCACCTCAACCGGGAATGGGTCAGCGCCGACTACGGCCCACCCTCCCCCTACCAAAACATTGACCTCTACCGGGTCACCCGGCGCAACTTTAAATTCGCCAGCAATAAACTCGGCTACGTCACCGAGCGCCTGGGCCTCGACACCAAACTGGAAACCGGCGGGCAAGCCCTCTGGAACCGGGTCCTCGCCAACGACCCCGAAGCGTGGGCCCTCTTCGCCGACTACAACCGCACCGACGTGCGCATCACCGAAGCCCTCTTCATGCGGCTACGCGCCTGGATCAAACTCCCCCACCTCGGCCTCTGGTCCGGCGAGTTGAGCAACTGCTACTCGTGCGACAGCCCCGACCTCATCCCCGCCGGCACCGTCTACGCCAAGTCCTCCGCCTGGCCAAAACTCGTCTGCGACGACTGCGGGGCCTGGAACAAGATGCTCAAAAACGGTCAGACCCGAGCGGCCTAGGAGACCTGCGTGAAGCCCATCGACCCCACCCTCGCCACCGACGCCATCCGACTTGTCACCGGCGACAGGCAAGCCGCCTACGCCCACCCCAAGGTCAACTTCCAGCGCATCGCCGACCTGTGGTCGCCCATCCTTGGTATCACCGTGACACCAGAGCAGGTCGCCCTCTGCTCCGTACAAATCAAGATCGCGCGAGAAATCCACGCACACAAGGCCGACAACGTCATCGACGCAATCGGCTACCTGCTTTGCCTTGACGCCTGCCGGGAGGACTCATGAGCCAGCCAGTAAGCCTCTGGATGAGCCTCCGCTTCGGCCAGCTCGAGGTCAACTTCAGCGCCGACGAAGTCTCCGGCTACGCCCCCGACGTCGCCAACGACATGGCCCTCCACGTCGTCAAAGCCTTCAGCGAAGGAATCGCCGAGCTGCGCTCCCACGGCGTCATCGGCACCATCGACGAAGACGACGACACCACGGACGACGCCGAGGACGACGACGACGAGTAGCCCCACACGCCAGCGGCCCCCCAACCCTCACAAGGGGAAGGGGGGCCGCTTTCCGCGTCTGTGATGCGCTCTAGGCCGCCTTAGGAGGCAGACCTAGGCAGTTGCCCCCCCCCCCCCTTCCGCTTGTCGCCATTGACCGGGCAAGGGACAAGGCGACCCTGGCAGTTTCTAGTGCGGACTCCGCGGCGGCCAACACATCAAGCGTCGGAACACCCCCGCGTGTGTCGCCGCGCGTGGGCTCGGGCGTGGCCTGCGGCGTGTCGGATACCGCCTCGGGCGTGTCACCACCCTTCAGCGCGAGTCCATTGGCGACGTACCAGTCAGCGATCCTCTTGTCGGTCGCCTCCCGGTCAACGGGCAGAAAGCCCCATTTCTCGAGCTGGATCGTCGTCTCTCGGTCCCCCGCAATCAACCCGTCAACGGGCTTGCCCGCCTCACGGGCCACGCTCAAGGCTTGTCTGACGTCGGTCCTTGCGTATGGCATTGCCACTCCTCCCCAGTGGGCGGTTGCCGAATTGCAACACGCCCTAAGAGGATGCCTTGACAATCACCGGTCATGCACTACTTTTGGCCTTGACATAACTTAAACCGCGTGCATTGTGCCAAATGACCGATCTGTACGTTATCGGCGAAGCATCCTCACGCGGCGAACATAACGCAGGGGGGGACGTCTTGAAAGTCCGAATCGCCCACCGTGTCCGAATTGTGACCGGTCAGGAATTGCGCACCTAACAGCTTCCGGCCTGCATCCCCCCATGCGGGCCGGACTTCGGGGGCGGCACCGACGTAGGTGCCTTCCAGCGGTGCCGCCCCCACCCCTTCCCAATATCCACAACTCCAGGGGTTGAGATCCATGACCGCAGCCATCGTCATCGCCGCCGGCATCCTGCTGGGCGGCTCGGCCATCGCCTACGGCCTGCAGGTCCGCGCGGAGTTCCACGAGCGGGACCGCTGGCGGCGCTTCCAAGAGTCGATGCGTGGCGGCGGCCGAAATCAACCCCTCCCCAAAAAGGAGGACTAATGGACCCTGCACTCATCACCGCCCTCATCGCCTCGGGTACCGCTGCCGTGGCCGCCTTCGTCGCCTACTGGGCTGGCGTCGGCCAGGCCGAGAAGAGGCACAAGGCCCGCGAGGCCGCCCTGCTTGATGACCTTGACGACGCCATCCACGTCCTCACCCACATGGCCGTCGGCGACCACCCTGCCGGGCGTCACCTGCGCCTGCTCACCCCCGAAGGAGCCTGACATGACCAGCCTTACCGACCCGACCCCTGAGGACGATGACACCTACCCGCCCGCGTACCGCGAGCTCGTGGAGCCGTCCCAGCCGACCCCTAAGGCGATCCGCGCGTGGGCGTTGGAGAAGGGCTTGCCTGTCGGCAAGCGCGGCAAGCTGCCCGTCGACGTCCTGCTTGCCTACCAGGAGGCGTCGCAGTCGTGAGCCAGGCGCGCAAGCACCGCGGCTACCGATCTCAGCGCGTGGTGGCCGAGCGGTTGGCCGACAACGGTTTCCCGCACGCCGAGCCGGTAGGCGCGGGCCGCGCCGGTAGCGACATCGTCGGCCTCGTCGGCATTGACGTGGAGGTCAAGGCACGCCGCGACCTCAACCTCGTCGGCCTCATGAAGCAGCTCGACGCCCGCGCCAAGGACGGAGTCCTCGGCATCGGCGTGGTACGCCCCGACGGCATGGGCGAGACAAGCGTCGGCATGTGGCCTGCGGTCATGTGCCTTGACGACCTCATCGCCCTCCTGCGCGCCGCCGGGTACGGCACACCCTTGGAGGAAACGTGATCACGCTTTGCACTGTCGTGCTCGTCAGCGCCCTGGCCGTATCGCCCGGCGTTACACCGGCGAAGGCGCCGAAGCCGTGCAAGGACCGCGTCGTGGCGTGGATTGACAAGGCGGGCTTCACTGGCATCGAGCGCCGCGTCGCCTGGTCGATTGCCCAAAGAGAGTCCAACGGCAACCCGAACGAGTCGTCCTACCCCGACCTCGGCATCGTCCAACTCAATGCGCCCTCGTGGCAGCACACCAAGTATTGGCCCGCCAACGTCTACGACCCCGTCCAGTCCTTTACCGCCATGCGCCGCATGGTGCGCGACATGAACTGGCAGCCCTGGGGCCTGCACGTCAAGCGCGGCCAGGTCACCTACGACTTCTCCGCCTACGGCGGTTGGTCCTCGTGGCATCACCAGAACTGGATCGTCGAGCCCTTCGAGCGTTACTGGCGCCAATTCCCGAAGGCGTGCCGATGAGCTGCGGCGTCTGCCAAGGCAAGGGCTGGAACTACGTCCCCGACGGCGGCGGCTGCGTCGCCCGTGAACCCTGCGACTTCTGTGAGGCATGGAATGACTGCGTTCAACGTGCGCAACATGCTCGACCCGGTCAAGACCTCCCGCGAGGAGGGCCGACTGCAAGGCCGCAAAGAGATGCGCGACCAGATCCGCGACCAGTTCGCCACCTTCGCCTCGCGCCACCCCGAGCCAGTGGTGAGTGACGAGCTGTGGACCTTCGTGAACTGGATCGAGCGGGAGCCACTGTCATGACCAAACACCAGACCATGCGCGCCTGCGACCGCTGCGGCAAAGAACGCATCGTCCGCGCCGACCGCCGCAACTACTGCCACGAATGCCGCGAGCAAGGCCTACGCCCCATCGCCAACTGGATGGAACACGGCGCCTGCCGCAACGACCACCACTCCCCCGATTGGTGGTGGCCTGAGAACTCCGACCTGGCTAACTCAGCCACCCAACTCGCCCTCAACATTTGCCGCTACTGCCCCGTGCGCGACCTCTGCCTCGACTACGCCATCCAGCACAAAGAGAACCACGGCATTTGGGGTGGGCTGCTGCCCGCGGCACGCCAGGCCTACGCCAACCAGCGACGCAGGGCCGTCTGATGCCCGCCCTCATCCCCACCCCCGACGACCTCGCCCGCATGACCCCTGCTCAACGCGCCAAGATCCGCCGCTTTATCGCCCAGGTCGCCCTCGAGCTTGACGACGCCGCCCGCGACACCGTCGACCTCAAACACGCCGAACGTCAACGCCGCCAACAGAAATGGGGCGAAGCGATCCGCCAACACGCCCGCAACCTCCAAGCACAACTGCCCCCCGAACCCGCCCACATCACCGCCGCCCGCCGCCAAGCCCTCCTCGACAACACCCGCTAAGGAGCCCGATGTTCACCCGACCTGCGACCGAGATCCCCCGCGACCGCTGGGGCCGCCCACTCATCGAACCCCCCGACGGCGGCAAACCCATCGGCTACACCCGCGTCAGCACCCTCGCCAAAGCCCTCGACGACAAAACCTCGTTGATGGATTGGAAGTGCCGCCAGACCGCCATCGGCCTCGCCCGACGCCCCGACCTCGTCACCAAAAGCGCCGCCGTCGGCGAAGACCGCCGCGCCCTCAACGAAGTCGTCAAGGAAGCACTCGCCGCCGCCGCATCCGACCGGGCCGCTAACGTCGGCACCGCCCTCCACGCCTTCACCGAACGCATCGACGCCGGCGAAACACCCGAAGACCTCGTCCCCCACACCGACGCCCTCTACCTCGACCTCTGCGCCTACAAGGAAGCCACCCGGCACCTCGGCATGGAAGCCGCCGAACTGTTCATCGTCTGCGACGAACTCCAGGCCGCCGGGTCCTTCGACCGCCTCGTCACCGTCCCCGACGTCGGCATGGTCGTGGCTGACCTCAAGACCGGGCAGCACGAGCCCGACTACCCGCACGGCGTCGCCCAGCAAATCGCCATCTACGCCCACGGCACCCTGTACGACCCTGAGCAGGGCCGCATCGCCGCCCTTGCCGACATCGGTGTGCGCACCGACGTCGGCCTCCTGATCCACCTGCCCGCCGAGCGTGGCATCTGCGACCTGTACCTGATCGACCTCGATCACGGCTGGCAGCTCGCCCAGGCCGCTGTCGCCGTGCGCGCCGCCTACAAGACCAAGCCCCTCACCAAGTTGGAACCCACCCCTGCGCCTGCACCCGCACGCGCATCCGCCTAGAAGGAGAAACCGCAATGACAGTGTTCGCTGCACCCGCCGCCGGAGGCGGCTCCGACGTCCGCCCCGCCGACCTTGAGGGCCACCTCCTCGTCGTCGAGCCCCTGGAGTACGTCGCATCCATCCCCACCTCGATGGGCGACAAGGACGCCGTCCGCGTCACCATCCACGACATCACCGACACCGCCACCTATGAGGACGTGCTCTGGTTCCCCAAGGTCCTCGTGGGCTCGTTGAAGGGCCGCGTCGGGCAGAAGGTCCTCGCCGTCCTCGGCAAGGGCACCGCCAAGCCCGGCCAGTCCGCGCCGTGGATCTTGGTCGACGCCACCACAGACAACGACTGCGTCCAGGCCGCCACCACCTACCTCGACGCCATCGCCGGCAACCAGTTCGCCGACCCCGAGGTTGAGCAGCTGGCCGCCGACTCCGGCAACCCCGCCCTCGCTGCCGCCCTCGGCAAGCTGGGGGCGAGGAAGTAATGAGCGACACCCTGCGCGCAATTCTGCGCGAGATGGTGCGTGAAGAGGCCAGGGCTGCTGTTCGCGAGGAGTTCGCGGCGCTGCTCGACACAGAGCTGCCCCGTCCCAAGGGGCGCATCAAGGCCCGCAATGGCTCACGAGGTTGGACCGAGGCCGACAAGAGATCTCTTGTTTCCGACATTCGCCACGGCATGACCATTCAAGAAGCCGCTGACAAGTACGGGCGCACACCGTCCGCCATCCGCGACCGGCTGTATCACGGCAAGTGGGGCCTTCTCGCGAATGACAGTCGCCCCGACAACGTCTTCAGTGCCCCGCATCACCTGCTCTAACCATCGAGCCCCCCACCCTCAGCCTGCGCAGGTGAGCAGCCCGTTCGAGCCGGGCGTGGGGACGTGAACTCCAACCTCTACGACCGTGCCCTGGGCGTACTACGCCGAGGAACACGGCCCCACTACGTCTACTTCATCCTGTCCCGAGAAGACGCCGTCAAAATCGGCACCACCACAGACCCCGACGCTCGACTCATGGCCCTGCGCAACGACAACACCAAGCGCCCCCGCTTCGTTGACGGCGCTGACCTGCGCCTGCTCGGCTGGGTCGAAGGCGACCACGAACTAGAAACGCTTTTGCACCGGGCATTCGCCGACTACCGCATCGTCGGCGAATGGTTCTCCTACCCCGACATTGAGCAGGCCATCCGGCAGCTACTCAACCTGTCTTGCCTGTGCCGCGGCTGCCAAATGGAAAGGACTGAACTTGCGCATATTTGATCGAGTGGCGAGTGGTGAAAGCGTTCACCTAATGGCTGGTGCTTTGGAACCACCAACCGATTTGCAGATCGTATGGCGCCGTGCGACAAATACAGCCGTTCGCATTGTTGCGGACGAAGCCGCCCAATTCATCTTTCAGTCAAACCGTGACGATTGGTCAATAAACAAAGCCAGTTTTGGCATCATGCGTCCCCCCTTTGATAACTGCTGGATCGAATGGCTCACGCCTTCACACAGACTTATTGACGGCGCGTGGCACTTCAGGGGCAAGAGCCGCGTGGCTGCGCACATGATTTTGCACGATGATGGCGGGCTTTGGTTTGAGGTTCTATTTGGAGATCGTGCGAACAGGCCGCTAGTGGTCGCGCCGTTCACCACACACATCACCGGGGAAAGTGACCCCGACAATGCCCACGAGCGGGTCAGCCTCTATGCAGGTAAGGAAATCCTTCGAGACAAGGCCGGGCTTTCAGCCGACATTGATCTGGCAACGTCATTGGCAACGGAATTATGGCCGGCCTACCTAACCCTCGGCTGGCTCAATTGCCGCAACGTCAGCACAACAGACGTCACGGTCAACGCCCGCATAGCGGCTAAACGCCAGCGCCGGGGCCAGCCTCGAGGCCTGGACTACAAGCGCATCGTTCTTGACGAAGGAACCCAGCGCGCCCTAACCGTCAACCGCGACGCGGAACAACACGGCAAGCGACTACACATCGTCCGAGGTCACATCAAGCACTACACCCCAGAGCGACCCCTATTTGGCAAATACACGGGCAACTACTGGTGGCACCAGCAAATGCGCGGCAATGCCGACCTAGGCCGCATCAACCACGAGTACCACGTCGCCAGCAGAGGACCTCGATGACCATGCCCGACCCTGCCAGCCCACTCCTCGACGCGGCACGCGCCTGGCACGACGCCGGCTTCTGCGTCATCCCCTCACATGAGGACGGCAGCAAACGGCCCTTCGGGCAATGGAAGAGATACCAGCACAAACGCCCCGACTGGCCCACCCTCGAGCGGTGGCTCCTCACCGGCCGCTTCACCGGAATCGGCCTCATTATGGGCCAAGCCTCCGGCAACACCGAAATGATCGAGCTAGAAGGCCCCGACCTATCCATCAAACTCGGCGCCGTCTTCAACCTTGCCAAACAATGGGACGACACCGACCAGCTCGGCGCCGGAGACCTTCTCTGGCGCGTCTACAACGGCTGCTCAGAAGAATCCGCAGGCGGCGGCCTCCACATCTTCGTCCGCGTCACCGACGGACCCGTCCCCGGCAACACCAAACTCGCCATGGGCGACGACAAAGTCATCGCCGAAACCCGCGGCGAAGGCGGCTTCGTCATCGTCTGGCCCACCCCCGCACGCACCGGCCACCAACCCGACGCCGCCTACATGATGCTCACCGACAGCACACCCGCCGGAGTCGCCCACATCACCACCGAAGAACTCGAGTTTCTCCACCACCTATTCGCCGAAGCCTTCGGCGGCATCCCCGAAACCCCCCAACCCACACAACCCACACAACCCAAAACCACCCCCACAGCCGCACAACCCCCAGGCACCCTCTCCCCCTTCGACGACTACCGGCACCGCACCACCTGGCGCGAAATCCTCGAGCCCGCAGGCTGGACCTACTCCCACAAAGACAGCGATCACGACTACTGGGTCCGGCCCGGCAAAGACCTCCGCGACGGGCACTCCGCCTCCACCATTGAAGACGGGCCTCTTTACCTGTTCTCCACCAGCGTCGCCGGCATGCCCACCGAAATTGGGCTATCTAAAGGCCAGGTGTACGCCCACCTCCACCACGACGGCGACCTCTCCGCCGCCACTCGGCAACTACGCGCCGACGGCTACGGGGATGACCTGACAATCGACATGCCCAGCCTCAGCGAATTCATCGCCAACCCACCCCAACCCGATCCAGACGCCGAGCGCGAGCGGACCAGCTGGTGGCCCCGCGACATCGCCGGAGTAATTAACGGCGCCGATACCGAACCAGACCCAACACACCTCACCCGAGGCGACGGGCCCGCCATGTTCTACTCAGGCCGAGTCAACGGCCTCATTGGAGAATCAGAAAGCGGCAAGACATGGGTCGCCCTACACGCCACCCACCAAGAGCTCGCCCGCGGAGGTCCCGTTGTGTACCTCGACTTTGAAGACAGCGCAGCAGGCATCGTCAACCGCCTCCGCGTCATCGGAGCCAAAGACGACGCCCTAGCCCGCCTCACCTACATCGCCCCCGACGAAACCCTCAGCAACCAAGCGAAGGCAGACCTAGCCGAGACGCTAGTTGCCGCCCGGCCCAGCCTCGTCATCCTTGACGGATTCAACGCCGCCATGACTCTCATGGGCCTAGACATCAACTCCAACAACGACGCCACCCAATTCGCCCAGCAACTCCTCAAGCCCATCGCCGCCACCGGCACCTGCGTGGTCTACGTCGACCACGTCCCCAAATCCCGCGAGGCTCGAGGGAAAGGCGGAATCGGAGCCCAAGCCAAGCGAGCCATGACCACCGGCTGCGCCCTGTCGGTGACCGTAACTGAGCCTTTCGGGCAAGGGCAGGCCGGTCGACTACACCTCACCGTGGACAAGGACCGGCCCGGCCGAGTGCGAGCACACTCCTACGCGGCCAAGCACGCCGGGGACGTCATCCTCACCCCTGACGGCAAGCGCATGAAAATCACCATTCAGCCCAGCGACAGGGGAGCCGACACCGGCGAAGAAGAAGTAAGGGCTCAACGCCAGATCCTTGAATTTGTGCGAACCAACCCAGGCGTCAGCCAAAACAAAATTGAGCAGAACGTCACCGGCAAGGGCGTCACCCTTCGCGGTCGCCTGGACTACCTCGTCCACCTTGGCAAACTTCAAATCACCACCAGCGGCGCAGCGAAGCGCTACCACTTCATTGAAGACCTAGACGTTTTGCCGCCATTTGAGGTCGTTGAGGATGAATAACCAACCTCGTCCCAACCTCGTCCCAACCTCGTCCCCAAGCACATTGGGCCCCCAAAAGGGCAAAACCCGGTTACCTCACGAATCGACCTCGTCCCCTCGTCCCCTGCCTATGCAGGGACGAGGACGAGGACGAGGCGAAAACCTCGTCCCAACCTCGTCCCGCACCAAACACTTCACCGCCCACACCTGCCGCAAATGCTCGGCCATCACCATCTCCGGCACCACCTACGGCCTCCGCGTCGACCTCGAGCCCACCACCCTCGACGACCACACCGAATACGCCGCCCTCCTCGCCGGCATCCCCACCTACGACCTCTGGCCCGACCGCACCGCCCGACGCCGCCACCTCGAAGAAATCAGCCACCCCGAACGCGTACCCCGCCACGCCCACCACACCTGCGGCACCACCTACGGCACTCTCCCCCGCCCCACCCCACCAGCCACCAGCCAAGCCGACCCCACCGGCCCGGCCCCGTTCTAGGAGAACCGTGGACACCAACTGCCTCCTCCCCCACCGCGACCCCAAAAGCGCCGTCGACGGCACCCTCGTCTGCCCCGGCCACATTCGCTGGCTCAGAGAATCCATCGACGACGTCGTCATCACCTACGCCCTCCTCCCTGACTTCTACGAACCAGGCACCGCCATCGACGACGGCCACCAAGTCAAGGGCAAGAGGGTCGATCCACCCGCACCCGTCCGCCTCGACGTCGTCGCCCTCCTCGACCGGCGCACCGTCCAGCGATACCCCGGCGACATCGTCCCCGTCCTCGCCATGCTCGAGGCCTGGGCAGAACTTGTCCGGGACGAACGCCAAATCAAGCCATGCCGCCAGACCACCGTCACCAGCGAAGCCGGCCTCCTACTCGCCCACCTTGACTGGATCATCACCCAGCCCTTCGTCAGCGACCTCGCCCAAGAGATCCGCGAAGTAAAGTCCGCGCTGCACTCGGCGATTGGCGACCACGCACCCCGACCAGTCGGCACCTGCCCCGTCATCCACCCTGAGGTTGGCGAGTGCGGCGGCAAGCTTTATCAGGATCGTTACGGCGGCATGAGTGTCACCTGCCGCAAATGCGGCGAGACTTGGGGCGAGACCGAGCTGCGTCGCCTTGGTCTAATGACGCAGGCCATTTGACAATGGCGTTCGCATCGTTCATTCTGGTGGTGGCGAAGTATGCCTGTACCCGGTTAGCCGATCACGGCTGCCGGGTTCTGTCATTCAAGGGAGAGGACATGGCGCAGCAGACAACTACCCGCGCCAAGCCCGACCCTGCCCAACCCATCATCGACGTCGCCGACATTGACGAGGCGCTGACGCACACCAGCCGCGTCGCCAACCGCGACGACAACTGGCACCGATGGGCCGACGCCCTGCTCGACCAGCGCAACCGCATCGCCCGCTCCGGCCCACGCCGCGAGACTCGAGTGATGCAGCCCAACGAATACCCCGAACGCTAGTGATCCGCCGCCCCTGCCTAGACTGCGGCGCCCTCACCAGCAACGCCACCCGCTGCGAACCCTGCCGCCTCACCAAGCAACGCGCCAGGGAACGGGGGCCACGCCCCCACTACGCAGGCGACTACCCCAAGCGGGCAAGGCAAGTCAGGCAGGCGCCCGGCCCGTGCTGGATCTGCGGGATAGACACCCTCAAGCCTGGCGACATCTGGACGGCTGATCATCTGCTTCCAGGTGACCCGGCCAGCCCGCTCGCCAAGGCTCACCGCTCGTGTAACTCGTCGAGGGGGGCCCGCCCCCTCCCCCTGGGATAGACCGGGACCGGGTCGAAATGTGCCCGGATGCGAAAAGTATTTACCCGCCCCGTATGCATACAAATAACGCCGCAAAATTCGGCTTTGGATTTGGAGGTTGTGCGGTGGCTACCCGCGGTCGACCTCCGAAGCCCGTCGAGCAGCATCGCCGCACTGGCACGTTCGACGCCTCGCGCCACAATCGTGGCGCCTTGGTTGCGGTTGAGCCCGTGTCCTTGGAGCCGTTCCAGCGCCAGGCCGCCGACCTGTTCGCCGACATCATGCAGGCGGGCTCGGCTTGGTTTGCCCGCACCGATGGAGTGCAGCTGGCGATGCTGCGCGAGTCGCTCGAGGAGCGTGAGCGTCTGCTTCCGGTGGCGGAGTCGTCGACCGAGGCCCGCAAGCAGCTGCGCGAACTCAACCGTGAGATCGCTGACTGGCTGACTCAACTGGGTTTCAACCCGACCGCTCGAGCCCGCCTCGGGTTGGCCGAGGTGAAGGCCGCTTCGACGCTGGAGAAGTTGCAGGCGAAGCGCACCAAGTAGACGGAGCCTCCTGCGCATGGCACCTCGAAAGATCAAGGGCTGGCCGCCGGCCATCCTGACTCCTGTCCCGGCTGCGGATATCAAGCGCGGCGACGGCCCGTTGGTTACTGAGTTCATTGAGGCCTTGTGCCCTCAGGTCAAGGACTCGGTGGGTGGCCGGGCTGGTGAGCCTTTGCTGCTGCGTCCTTGGCAGCGCAAACTCATGGACAACCTGTTTGCCCGTCGGGCCGATGCGAGATATCGGCACCGGGTAGGTGTCGTTGGGTTAGCCCGCAAAAACGGGAAAAGCGCATTGGGCTCCGGCATCGCCCTCTATGGCCTGTTTATGGGTCCTCGAGGCGGCGAGGTTTACTCGTGCGCGGCTGACCGGGACCAGGCGCGCATCGTGTTCGGCGCTGCCAAGCAGATGGTGGAGATGTCCCCGGAGTTGGCCGAGCAGGCGAAACTGTATCGGGACGCCATTGAGATCCCGGCGACGGGCTCGGTGTACCGGGTGCTTTCCTCCGAGGCGTTTACCAAGGAAGGCCTGTCGCCGACTCTGGTCGTTTATGACGAGCTGCACGCCGCGCCGAACCGTGAACTCTGGGACGTGATGACGCTGGCGCAGGCCGCACGCTACGACGCCTTGACTCTGGCTATCACGACTGCTGGGGTGCGAACGGACTCCACCGGGCAGGACTCGGTCTGTTATGGCCTGTACCAGTACGCGCAGCGGGTCGAGGCCGGCGAGGTTGAGGACCCGTCGTTCTTTGGCGCTTGGTGGCAGGCGGACCCGGACTGCGACCACCGCGACCCGAAGAATTGGCAGATCGCCAACCCTGGCTACGGCGACATCCAAGACCCCGAGGATTTTGAGTCCTCGGTGAAGCGGACCCCGGAGGCGGAGTTCCGCACCAAGCGCACCAACGTGTTCGTGTCCTCGCAGCAGGCTTGGCTGCCGCACGGCTCTTGGG